GGGCAAGTTTTTTGTTTTGCTATTTCTGTTAGTTGTGTAGAGTTGTTAAATATTTTTTTCATCTTATGCTCCTTTATACTGCTACAGACAATGCTATAACTGTTTTTACCTCTTCCATTTTTTCATGAGGAAAGACACCCACGTTAAATTGTTTGCCAATAAAATATTCTCTTGCCTTGGTAATGTCTCCATTGATATCAGTTACCCAATGATGCCCAGACACTGTGATTACTTTAACTAATGTTGTCATATTAACCCCTTTTTATTCTTAAAGATTCTAGGAGATAAAACCAATTATCTCCTAGCCAATTGCTTTGAAGGTTCAACCCTGGTATTATGCACCGAATGGTATACACTATCTATCCTTCTTTTCATAGTAGTCCAAGGAATCGAACCTTGGTTATACCATTACTACTTTAATCTCCTATTTCTTCTTTTATTTGCATTCGCCTTGTCTCTGTACTTTCTACTCAATGCTTTGTAATTTTTCATAGTCTTATCCTTTTGAATACTCATTCAATTTATTGATATTGCTAACACGTATTTTAACTGCATGAGGTCTATTTTTTTTAGGTAAGTAATAATTATAGTAATCACTAGCATTATTGAGCCTGTTGACTGCTAATATTGCGGAAGCTTTACTATAATAAGTAATATGTTCACCGTTCTCCATTTGAAGTGTTTTACTGCCATCCTTATAATCTATACCTATATGGTACCAATCTATAACTCTCATAGTCTTACCTCTTCCAATGTCTTTAAATTAAATATAGCTATTTGATGGGTTCTTTTTGCAATTGCGATAGCTATGTCTTTATCAGATACAACTCTACTTATATCAAGATAGACTTTATCTGTAGCTTCATCTATCCATGTACCAATTGAATTACGAGTATGTTTTAATATATTCTTATGGTTTTCAGCATACTGATATATTGAATCTGGAGTAAAATCTTTAAGTGTGAGTATCTGTTCACACTCTGGGTACATGGCAACGGCATAAAATGGTTCACCAGATAGGAATGTATCAGTAGATGGGTTATATGTACAGCCACCATTCTGCAATGTTCTTAGGGTTATTATTGTTGCATTCATTTTAATTTCCTTATGTTTATATGCACGTATCTTAGGCATTCACCTAGAGGACCATAGATGATAGTATCGAAGTCCACATCTCCATACAGCTCTTTATCATATGTATTGTAATCTGTTAGCATGTAAGAATCCTTAACAGGGTTGTAATACAAGTTAACTTCCTTTGCTACATTCCATGAATTGAATACTTCATTAGTAGTAAATGCAGTGTTTAAATATGTCCTTGTTGCTTTAGTCATGGCTTATCTCCTTTCTTAATCTTAAGTTAAGTATACATCTTATAGTTGTACATTGCAAGGGTTATTAAAGGAATAAGTAAAGAAAGTTAAGAAAGTTTTGACCAAGGGTAATAGTAATCATTACTAGGGGATAGGGTGCAACCCCCTTTAATAAAAGGAATATGAACATGTATATGGAGCCTCGCACACCCCTGCCCTCTCCAAAACTCTTAGTCAAAGATTCTTTAACCAATTTATCTCTTGCTATATTTTTATCCTCATTATATAATAAGTTTTAACAGTCTGTGAATAACGGTAACGGCTCGTCTTGGACACGTTGTCATGTTGGTTCGATTCCAGCCAGACTGATATTTGCTTGAATGGTGGAATGGTAGACACGATTGGCCTAGACCCAATTAGGAGAAATCCTGTGAGAGTTCAAATCTCTCTTCAAGTATCATGGTGTTCTTATTTCAGTGGTAGAATAACTGTCTGTGAAACAGTAGACCAGGGTTCGATTCCCGAGAGCACCCTATTCAACAAGATTCTTTAACCAATTCCCATTTTCCCCAAAATAATTTCCATAAAAATACTTTCCTGCCATTGCACAACTTACTATTGACAAATATGAAATGTTACCTTATACTACCTATATGACAAATAAAGAAAAGAATGAAAAATTAACTCCAGTACAGAAGAAGTTTGCCAAAGAGTACATTATAGACTTTAATGGAACTGAGGCATATATGAGGGCGAGCACAAGTAATAATAGGAAAAGTGCAGCAGTTCAGGCATCTAAGCTACTTAAAATGCCAAAGGTGGATGAGTTTATTAAAGCATATGCCCAGGAGCAACTTGGACCATTAGAGAAGGATCTTCTAGGAAATGTAAAGTTTTGGATAGAGATTAGAGACGCTGTGAATGAGCATGTTGGGCCAACTGTATCTTTAAAGGAGATTTTAGGGTTAGTAGAAGAGTATGGGAACGATGAGCTTATTGAAGAGTTTACCAAAGCTATAAAAGAGTTAAGATCATACTATTTACCAGATGCAAGAGTAACTGATAGAATAAAGGCTAGTGAGATGTTAGCAAAATACAGAAGCATGTTTGTTGAGCATAAAACAGTTGATGTGACAGCAGCAGTAACAATAATTGATAATATACCAAAGGGAGAGAAGTAATGACAGGTGATAATATAAGCTTTAAGCAATGGTGCACAAAATGTGGAGAAATGACATATCACAACTCTGGAAGGTGCTCTAAATGCACAACTGCAACAATAATTACAGACCATACTGTTATACTAAAAGATATATCAACAAAAGAATTACCTTTAGAGTATATTAAACTAGTAAATGAAAACTTTTGGGACTTGGTGTAATAATGGCAGGATTAAAAGTGCTATTAGACACCTGTATTAGCCCCAACTTCTTTGGTCTATACAAGCTAATTCTTTTAAATACTTTAACAGAATATTGGCTACGTGGTGGAAGGGGATCTACTAAATCCAGTTTCATATCTATTATACTGATACTTGCTATTATCAAAGAGCCAGATGCAAATGTTATTGTATTTCGGAGATTTGATAATGAAGTCCGAGATTCAGTATTTGGGCAATTAAAGTGGGCAATTAACAAATTACAAGTAGATCATTTATTCAAGTTCTACGTATCACCTTTTAAAATTATCTATGAGCCAACTGGTCAGATGATTATATTCAAGGGTGCAGACAATCCAAAAAAGATAAAATCAATAAATCTCGGTACAGGGTATATTAAATATGCCTGGTTTGAAGAGTGTGACCAATTTGGTGGAATGGAAGAAATAAGAAATATATTACAATCTATCTTTCGTGGGACTACTAAAAGGCAAGTTGCTTTTTATTCCTATAACCCTCCAAAATCAGCTCGGTCATGGGTTAATGCAGAGACTAGAGTTTACAAGCCAGGAAGAACAGTACATTTTTCTGATTATAGAGATGTACCTAGAGAGTGGCTTGGGGACACTTTTATAGCAAATGCGTTGCATTTAAAAGAGACTAATGAAGAAGCATATGACCATGAATATTTGGGACTAGAGACAGGAACAGGATTAGAGGTTTTTAATAATATAACAATAAGACCGATTACTGATAAGGAAATTAGTTATTTTGATAGAATAGGGCAAGGGTTAGATTTTGGGTTTACAGCAGATCCTCTTGCTTTTGAACAAGCACAGGTTGACTTAAAAAAGAAACAGGTGTACATTTTTTTTGAGATATCAGGAATAGGTATTAAGAATAGAGCATTTACAGAGATGCTATCTGAGGAGCAGAAAGCAGAAGTAACTATGGCAGATAAAGCAGAGCCTAAGAGTATTGCTGAAATGCATGATGATTATGATATGAATATAATAGCTGCTGAGAAATACCCAGGTAGTGTGGAGCATGGAATTAAGTACATGCAGGATTTAGAAGAAATAATTATTGATCCAGTACGTTGCCCAAGGGCTGCAAAAGAGTTTACAAACTATGCCTTAAATGTAACTAGATATGGAGAAGTTATTACTAAATATCCAGATAAAGACAATCATACAATTGATGCTATGAGATATTTGTTATCTCTACAAATAATAGCTAATAAAGTAGAAAAACGTAAGAGCAAGTTTAAAGTAAGAAATATACCAACAGTATCAAGATGGGGGAAATAAATGCCAAAAGAAATAAATGAAGATCCAAAGTTTAATTTTTCAGAGTCAGCACAAACTAGATTTGATAAGTTTGTAGAAAACAAGAATTGGTCATGGCTAGGACTATCCATAGCATTGGTTAGGAAGTTTGGAATACGTGATGTAGGGCACTTCTATTTTGTATTAGGGGAAGTTCTTAAAGGATTAAAGAGGGAGATGAAATGAAGGATTCTAAGAAAAACAGTGATATCCACTATGAGGCTATAACTAATTTTGATAGGATTCAGACAGCTCTTTATGAGGAGCGTAAGCAGTGCCTTGAAGATAGACGATTTTACTCTATTGCAGGAGCACAGTGGGAAGGTCTGAATGAGCAATTTGAGAATAAGCCTAAGTTTGAAGTAAATAAGGTACATTTGGCTGTGATAAAGATTATCAATGAGTACAGAAATAATCGAATATCTGTAGATTTTGTATCTAAAGATGGATCTCCTAATGATGAATTAGCTGATATATGTGATGGGTTATTCAGATCAGATGAAAAAGATAGTAGAGCAGAAGAAGCATATGACAATGCTTTTGAGGAAGCTGTTGGTGGTGGAATTGGGGCTTTTAGATTTACTACTGAGTATGAGAATGAGGAAGATGATGAAGATGATAGACAAAGAATAAGAATTGAAGCTATCTATGATGCAGACTCTAGTGTATTTTTTGACTTAGATGCAAAGAGACAGGATAAATCTGATGCTAAATATGCTTATGTTGTATTTTCCATGACTCCTGAAGAGTTTGAGATGGAATATCCAGATAGCAAACCTTCTCCAGTACCCAAAGTTACAGATGGGGATGAATATGACTGGTATACTCCAGACTTAACATATATAGCAGAATACTATAGAATTGAAGAAAAAAAAGAAACTATATATATCTATAAAAATATAATGGGAGAAGAAGAGAGATACCATGAGGATGAGTTTGAGGACACAGATTTAAAAAGAGAACTTAAAGCAATTGGTTCCAAAAAAATAGGTGAAAAAAAAGTAAAACGTAGAAAAGTACATAAATATATAATTTCTGGAAGTGAAATATTAGAAGATGAATACCTAGCAGGTAAAAATATACCAATTGTTCCTGTATATGGGAAAAGATGGTTTGTTGACGGTATCGAAAGGTGCATGGGTCATGTAAGACTTGTTAAAGATGTACAGAGACTTAAAAATATGCTTATTTCTGAGTTGGCAGAGATTTCTTCTCTATCTCCAAGGGAAAAGCCTATATTTACACCAGAACAAGTGGCAGGGCATGAGGATAGATGGGCTAATGATAATATTATGAATTGGCCTTATCTGACATTAAACCCTATTACAGATGCTGCTGGAGGAGAACAGCCAGCAGGACCAATAGGATTTGTTAAACCTCCAGTAGTTCCACCAGCACTTGCAGCACTTATGCAAATATGTGATATGGATATGAAAGAACTTTTAGGTAATTCAGGAGAAGCAGATAAGATGATATCCCACGTATCTGGTAAAGCACATGAAATGATCCAGAAAAGAATAGATGGGCAAGCTTTTATTTATATGTCCAATTTTTCTAAGGGTGTAAAAAGAGGTGGGGAGATATGGTTGTCCATGGCAAAAGATGTTTATGTTGAAAAAGGCAGAGCCATGAAAACTATTGATACAATGGATAAAATGGGACAAGTAAAGCTTCTAAATCCAGGGTTTGATAATGGAAAAATTACAGATGAAAATGACTTAACTAAAGCTACTTTTGATGTAAATGTAGATGTTGGGCCAGCTTCAGCTTCACAGAGAGAAGCAACAGTACAAACTCTTACAGGAATGTTATCAGTTGCATCTGATGCTGAGACACAGCAAGTGCTACAGGCAATGATTATGCTTAATATGGAAGGTGATGGTATATCTGAAATAAGAGAGTATTTCCGTAAAAAACTTGTTAATATGGGAGCTTTAAAACCTACAGATGAAGAGGCTAAAGCAATGGAAGAAGCTGCTAAGAGCAAAGAACCTTCAGCAGAAGAACAAGCATATATAGCAATGGCTAAAGAAGCTGAAGCAAAAGCACTTAAAGCTGCTACAGAAGAAATTAAGTTAAAAACTGCTTCTGAATTAGATAAGGCTAAAACAGTGGAAACATATTCAAGTATAGAGAGTAATAAGCTAAGCCAAGCACAAGCTATGGCACAGCAACAAGCACAGCAGGAGCAAGCTAGACAGAAGGGAATACAAGATTCTAACAAGTTGCAAGTACAGCACCAAGACAACCAAGCAAAACACCTATTAGAGTCAAGAAGAATAGCAATGTCACAAAAACAAAAGCCAAACGCAGGCTAAGGCTTGCATTTGAGGAAGGAAGGGTATACAATGAGTGTAGAGGGCAAAGATCAAGTTATTGAAGAGGAAGTTGTTGAAGATGAAATCTTAGATAACCAAGCAGAGGAAATTGTTGAGAATGCCGACAATTCTGATGGGGAAGAAAAGGCAGAGGAAGATGATCCTGAGATAAGCCAGGATGATGTTGAGGATGATGAAGAAGATCGTGTCGTATCAATAGGTGAACCAGAAGTAGATCCAGAAATGGAAGAAACTGAAGGGGAGCATCAAGAAGCCCCAAAGTGGGTTA